GCCTAAGTTTATGTTCTCACGTGATGTTAGTGCTGGATATAATCCTAAGCCTGGTGATGTTATAAAAACACTTTGGAATGATCGGTCATATGAAATAGCCGATGTTCACGAAGAAGAACAAATTTTTCAGTTGAATAAAATGGCTTGGGGATTTATTCTTAAAGCTTTCCGTTTCAGTGAGCAATCTATATCAAGTAAAAATCTTAGTGATGATATTGATTCAACATTAACTTCACCAATAACAGCTTTTGGTGATAATGAATGGCTTGAAGATGAAAGTGATACAAATATAGATTATGACGCAAGTGTATATGGATTTTAAATTATGATAGGAATGTTTAAAAGAAGATATAAATTAACTACTGAAAAGGGATATATTTATGGTGGGTTTTATTCCGCATATTCATCAGATACTGATGAGTATAACCCAATTCTTGATTCATGGGCAGAAAAAGCAAATTTTCCAGCACCACCAAGATATTATCATGTTGCTTCAACAATAAATAATAAAGGTTATATTTATTATGGAGAAGCTCAGGGTGATAGTTTACAAGATACTGATGAATTTACACCAGATGGAGGCATGGGAACATGGGCAAGTAAAACAAATGGTATAACAGACACAAAACGTCACCTTGCAGCGTCAACAATAAACAATAAAGGTTATACTTATTGTGGTTTTAGTGGAATATGGTTAAATAATTGTGATGAATATGATCCTGATGTTTGGACAAGTAAAGCTAATGTTCTATCAGCAAGACCTTACTTAACTGCTACAACTATAAATAATAAAGGATATATTTTTGGTGGAACTAATTCAGATTGTTATGAGTATGATCCCGATCCAGCTGATTCATGGACAAATAAATTAGATATACCATCACCAGCAAGACCAACAGCAGCAGCTTCAACAATAAATAATAAAGGTTATATTTATGCTGGAGGTAGTTATTTACAAGATTGTGATGAATATACACCAGATGGAGGCATGGGAACATGGGATGAAAGAACTGCTTTACCATCACCAGCAAGAAATGGTTTAGCAGCATCAACAATAAACAATAAAGGTTATGTTTATGGTGGACGGGATGCTCCTGGTTATTTACAAGATTGTGATGAATATACTCCTAGTACTGATTCATGGAATAGTAAAGAAGGCATGCCTTCACCAGCAAGAATGGATCTTCCAGGTTCAACAATAGCAAGTTAAAAAGGAATTAAAATGAAAACTTATTTTTACTATAAAGCATTAAGAAGAACAATAATAAATTTTCTTGACGCATTTAATGATATAAAAGTTATTAGATACTTAGCAGATGGAACAACTATTGATAAATACATTGAAGTACCAGTAAAATTAGCTGGTAAAGAAAAAACATGGTATTGGTTAAATGAAAGAAAAGCTGACCAAGTATTACCAATGATTACTGCATGGATTACTACCATGGATTATGCTACTGACAGAAAAGTTAATTCTCTTGCTGATGTATGTAGTGTAGCAACACCAAGTGCCGGTGATATGACAAGTTATTTACATCCAGTACCATACAATTTAACTTTTACAATGAACATTTGGTCACTTCATATGTCTGATACAGATCAAATACTAGAACAAATATTTCCATACTTTGACCCATTTATTTTTATAAAAGTTAAGATACCAGAACTTAATTCTACATTTGATGTAAAGGTATTATTTCAAAGTTGTACACCTGAAATAATAACTGAAATACCAGATGAAGAATATAGAATAATAAATTACACACTTGATTTTCAATTACAAACATATATGTTCAAACCACTTGAAACAACTAGTATTGTTAAAAAAATTGCTACTCAATATTCTTTAAGTGAAAATACATTTACAGCAAATATTGGAAGTGGAACACTTTCAGCTGGTCCTTCTGGTGGTTTTCAAGGATTAATAATTGGTCAAGGTTATGATGACGATGGTAGTATAATATCAAGTTATGAGGAGTTCATATAATGTCACTTTGTAATAATATAAATAAAGCAAGCCCAACAAATTATAGATTAGTTTTTCCGCTTCTACCAGCAGAAATAACATTGGCAGCAACTAAACCATTAGTATTAAATATTTTTAGTTCTGTTATACCAAGTTTAACATTAAGTGAATTAGAACACGATTGGCAAGGATTAAAAAATAAAGTTGTTGGTAGTCCCTTATTATTCGACCAATGGAATGTTAATTTTGTCGTAGACGCTAGTTTTCAAAACTGGCAAATACTCTTTAACTGGATGAGTTACATAAACGATAATTATGAAAAACATATGGAAACACATAAAAATTATTCAGTTGATGCTAGCTTACAAATCATAGATAATTTTAAACAAGACGTTCTTAGTTTAAATTTTGTTTCTATATGGCCGACTAACCTTGGTGAGGTTACATTAAGTCAAAGAGACGGTGAAACATTAATAGAATGTATGGTAAATTTTAGTTATGATTATTTTAAAATAATATAAATAAATATATAAATAGTAACAAATATAAATAGTAACAAATATAAATTAGCTTTTTCTTATAAATATAAGAAAATAAATGGAGGAACAAAAACATGGCATTATATCTAAGCCCACTTGTAGATGTAAACGAAATTGATTTATCTACAACAATACCAGCAGTTGCAACAAGTATTGGAGTTATTGCACTACAAGATACATATAAAGGATATGAAAAGAAACAAGTTTTAATTACAAGCGTTGATGAACTGATTGAATCTTTTGGTGAACCTGATGATAATTCATATAAAGACATTATGGCCGCAGCAGGATTTTTAAAATATGGAAATACTCTTTATTGTACAAGAGTATTAGCACCAAGCGCAACATTCGCTGGTGTATATGGAACACCTGGTACATCAGGTACATATACAGCATATAACGCTGGAAATGCTTATATACTTAGTGATTTTGAAGAAGAAGACCCAGATGAATTTGGTGAAGAATCAGTTGTATTCTCAGCTGGTAGAGCAGAAGCAGGAGAAAGTATAGCAATGATAGCTAGAGATAGAGGATATAATGGTAATTATATAAAAGTAGCTATAATTGGTAGAGACAAATACGAAGAAGTAAGAAATATTACTGGTGATGATGATGCTTCAGCAGCTTCACTTTCATTATCAGCAACTTTATTTAATGACTTAGGAAATGTTGATTATTCATTTGATAATGATAAACAATTCTTAGTAATGGTAAGAGGAGCAGACCAAGAAGATCTATTTAAAACAACTATACCATATACTGTAAAAGAAACATTTTTGGTATCAACTGACACAAGAGAAATTGACGATGAAGGTGATAATAAATTCTGTGAAAACTATATTAATAGTAATTCAAGATATATCAGAATGGCAGTAACAAATGCTTTCAAAGATACAGATATGAGTACATATTTTAATACTGAATATTCAACCTTTGCCGGTGGACAAAGAAATAACGGCGATAGTATTACTGATGCTGATATTATAGAAGCATATGAACTATATGATAATGCAGAAGAAGTAGATGTAAACATTTTTATAGATTCAGATAAAAGCGTAACAGTAAAAACATCAATAGATGCAATTTGTCAATCAAGAAAAGACGCAATGGCAGTACTTGATGTACCAAAAGCATTAGTTGTAAATAATAAAGGATTTGAAGCAACTAATTGTAGAGATTGGAGACGAGGTATTGGAAGTTTCACAGGTACTAACCTAAATATAAATACAAGTTACTCAGCAGTTTATGCTAATTGGCTAAATGTTTATGATAAGTGGAATGCTAAATACCGTTGGATTCCTGCTTCAGGTCACGTTGCTGGAATTTATGCAAACACAGACGATGTAACAGATCCATGGTTTGCACCAGCTGGTTTGAACAGAGCCATTATAAGTAATGTTAGAAAACTAGCTTGGAACCCATCAAAAGGACATAGAGATATACTTTATAAAAATGGTATAAACCCAATTGTATCTTTTGCAGGCCAAGGAAAAGTTGTCTGGGGTCAAAAAAATCTACTTGATAAGAGTTCAGCATTTAATAGAGTAAACGTAAGAAGACTATTTATGATTCTTGCAAAAGCAATAAGTACAGCTTTAAAATACTTCTTATTTGAACCTAACGACTCTTTTACAAGACTACAAATTATAAATATGATTGAACCTTTCTTACGAGACGTTGAAGCAAGACGAGGAATTTATGACTTTATGATAGTCTGTGATAGCAGAAACAATACCCCAGAAAGAATAGATAGAAACGAACTATGGTGTGATATTTATATCAAACCTACAAGATCAGCCGAATTTATCGTACTGAACTTGATAGCAACAAAAACTGGCGCTTCATTTACTGAATTAGTTGCCGCTGTTACACCAAGTTAAAATAAAGGGGTAGTTCATCTACCCCTATAATTAAAATAAAAATAGGAGTTAAGAAAATGGCAGATTTCAATTTAGAAGGATTTAAAGCAGGATTTGGAGATGGAGCAAGAGGTAATTTGTTTTACTATATACCAAATTTCCCAGCAGTTACACCTACAGTCCCACAAGCAAAATTTCTTGTAAAATCAACTAGTCTTCCTGACACAACATTAGAAGAAGTTACAGTTAACTGGCAAGGATATGATTTCAAATACGCTAGTAAACATACTTATAGTGATTTTACTGTAACCTTTAATGTAGATAAAGAAGCAAAAATTAGATTAGCTTTTGAAAGTTGGGTTAATATAGCACATAATCCAATATCAAATGTATATGGAGAGTTTAAAACATATATGTTTAACCAAACATTACAATTATTAGGATTTGACGGCGAACCAATAATGGAATACACACTTTTTGATGCTTGGCCTAAATTATTAGGAGCAATATCATTAGATTATTCAGCAGCAGAAATAGCAACATTTGAAGTTACTTTTACATACAGTTACCATACAATTAAAGAAGGCGGTACAGGTAGTTAAATATGAAACTAGAAAAATACTTAACTGAAAAAACACCAATGCATCATAGTAGACAAGTTATATTAAAACAAGTTGCTAATATAACAGCAGCAGAAGTTGATTCTGGTGTTATTAATTTTAATGATCATGATAAAATTCAAAAAGCTATTAAAAAAATATTGAAAATATAATAAGTGAGGAGCGATAATATGTCAACAAGTTTTAAAAATTATATAAATGTATATGAGTTTGAATGTGAGTTACCTGGTAGTGGTGAAATAATTAAATACAAACCTATCACTACAGGACAAATGAAGAAACTTTTAATTTACGAAAATGAAACAAGTCCAGTAGTACAAGAAAAAGCTTTAGATGAATTAATTTCTTCATCAGTAATGAATAAAGATTTTAATATAGATAAACTTTACCTGGAAGATAGATTTTTCTTATTGATTGAAATGAGAAAAATCACAAAAGGTAAAAACTTTAAATTTGAATTTAACTGCCCAAAATGTAAAACAGTTTCAACACAAACAATTGATCTTAATACTCTGAAAGTTGTTAAACTAAAAGATATTAAAACAAAACCATTAGTTAAATTAACAAAACAAATTTCTGTTGGGTTAAAACATATAACTCGTGGTGAACAAAAAGAATTGGAAAAGTATTTGGATTTAGGTGGTAATGAAACACAACAAATGGTGGAAATGCAATTGCTTGGATATGCTGCCGGTATAACAAAAATCATAACACCAGATGGAGAAGAAACACCAAAAATAAAAGACAAAAAATGGATGTTAGAAAACACACCACCATCAGTACTTGATAAATTAAAAAATTGGTATGATGATACGGCCTTTGGTGTTGAATTTACATACAAATCAAAATGTATTAATTGTAACCATACTGAAGTTATGGATATTCCTTTAACTAATTTTTTTTTCTAATTAATTTATGGAAAACAACTAATCTAAAAAATATTATTGAAGAGCAATACTATCTATCTAAAAAAGCAAACATAGGTATTATAGAATCAACATTAATGGCCGACTGGGAACGAGAAATTTATTGTACTCTATTAACAGCAGATATAAAAGAAGAAACAAATCAAATAAGTGATATAGGGAAAACATAAATGAGATTTAAAAATTACGTTAATGAAAGTAAAATATCTATGACTGGAATGCAAATAGTAAAATTCAGACAAATTTTACAAAGTATGTATGGACAAGAAAAAGAGAAAAAATTTTCAACAAAAGAAGCAAATGTAGCATTTAGAGAATATGATTTAAAAGATATAAAATCTTTAAATAAATTCTTTAAAATTAAAAAATATAAAGATGAAAAACATCAAGTAGGTTACGATGAGCAAGATAAATATTATTATAGAGTTGCTCTTACAAAAACTGGAGTTCAAGTTGCTAATTCACTAGATGCTAAAAGGAAAATTTTAAAATGAACACAATAGAAAAATACTTAAATGAAGGAAAAAAACAAAATATATTAATAGGTGATTATGTAAAAGAATCACCTGATGGTCCATTTGGTAATAAAGAAATTGGTAGAGTAATTAAAGAAGGTGGTGGTTATTGGAATGTAAAATTTCCAGGTAATAAACAAAATTATGAATACCATTCTGGAGAATTAGCTTTAGTAAAAAAAGCTAACTTTGCTACCTTACAATATAATATGCGAGATAAAATTGATAAAATTGATAAATTCATTTATGAAAAAGGAAAATTTAAACAAGCATATAATCTATTAGAAAAAATGAAAAAAGAAGTAGAAGCATTATCTTTTGAATT